CCTGCAATGGCAGCTGCTATTTTAATTATTGCAAAGTATCAATATCAGGCAGCATTTGTTGCAGATCAAGAAATTAATTTACTAGCATGTTTAACTGAAATTATGGTGGAGTGTGAATTCAAATGACTAACAAATTTATTAAAAAAAGAGAAAAGATTAGAGCACAAGTAAAGTCTAGATTTTACTATTTGTTCTGGGGAACTGCTACCTTATCTGTTGTGGCAGGACAAATTTATCTTGGTACGTCTTATCGTGCTATGGCAAGATCAATGAACAGATGGTTTGAAGAAACTATTGATATCATAACTATGCCGAGAAGACCTAGTGGGATATATCAACCAATGCCATCTGCACCAGAAGACTATGACCCTAGTAAATCATATCCAATTATAAGATGATTGATTCAGAACGATTTGATTTTCCTTCTATCTTTGGTGTAGTTAAATCTACTGATGGATTAAAAAGAAACCAAACTAGACCTCTAAGGGCAGAAGTTCAAGAGATTGCTATTGCCAAATATAGTGGTAATCAACTTAAATATGTTGGCGATACTGAAAATGGTAGAGACTTCTATGGTTTAGAAGATGAATTATATTATGAATCAAAAGGTATGGATGGTCTTTTTTGTAAGACTATTCCATGGACTAAAGAAATTACCCTGAAGAATTTTCAAGGTAAAAATTTAGGTCTGCCTGAAAAAACTTTTGATTATATGTTATTATGGGATACCAAAACTTATACAGTTGGTATTTGTAGTTGGGCTGCTTGTATGAGGAAAACAAATATTAAAGATGCTACGGTTGCCTTTAGAGTTCATTTTGAAAATATTACATTTCTTGCTAAGAATGTAACTCCAATAGAAAAGGAAGACTTTGCTACTAAACTTTATGATTTGATTGAACAAACAGTATGAAATATTTAAAGACTCCCCTTCGATATCCTGGCGGTAAGTCAAAAGCAGTTACTAAACTCTCTAAGTATTTCCCAGACATGAGTGATATTAAAGAGTACAGAGAACCTTTCCTTGGTGGAGGTTCTGTTGCTATTGCTATCACTAAACAATATCCTGATATTGATATTTGGGTCAATGATTTATATGAACCATTATATAATTTCTGGGTTGAGTTGAGAGACAATGGTGAATATTTACACAACCAATTAGCACAATTAAAATCTAGATATCCTGATCAGGGTTCTGCTAAAGGATTATTTCTAGATGCAAAAGAAGCAGTTACAGATGAAAACCAAAAAGATAAGGACAGAGCAGTTGCTTTTTATATTGTTAATAAGTGTAGTTTCTCTGGTCTCACTGAGAGTTCGTCCTTCTCTCCACAAGCAAGTGATTCCAACTTCTCAATGCGAGGAATCAACTTCTTGCCAGAATATTCAAGATTAATTACCAATTGGAAAATTACCAACCTTAGTTATGAACAACTCCTTTGCGACAACAGACAAACCTTTATCTATCTCGATCCGCCCTACGACATTAAACCCAACCTATACGGTAAACGTGGAGTCATGCACAAAAGATTTGATCACGATGTATTTGCTAGTGATTGTGACCGCTTTATCAGTCCTCAACTCGTATCTTATAATTCGTCTCAATTGGTCTGCGAAAGATTCAAAGGGTGGGAAGCAGGAGAGTTCGACCACACCTACACCATGAGATCTGTAGGAACATATATGAATGATCAACAGGAAAGAAAGGAACTGGTGCTTTTAAATTATGGAACTTAAAGATTGGTTAAACTCGATCAATTATAATAAAGATGATCTTTCCGAAGACATCAAAACGTATCCTCCTTACATTGTTAACCGTTGTTTGTCAGGACATCTTGATTGTGTAATGTTCGCCAATGAGATGAATATGTATGCACATCTTGACAAAGATATGCAATATTCATTTTATCTAAATAGTTTACGAAAACGGAAAAGGTTTTCTCCTTGGATCAAAAAAGAAAAGATTGAGGACATTGATTCCGTCAAACAATATTATGGATATAGTAATGAAAAAGCTAAAGCAGCATTGCGTTTATTATCAGAAAGTGAACTCAACTACATTAAGTCAAAGCTTGACATTGGAGGAACTAAATGACGGTATCTGAACCCCAAGTATCTTGGTCGCAAAATAATATGGTTGAGGTTTCCCTCAACGAACCAGATGATTTCCTAAAAGTCAGAGAAACTCTTACTCGTATCGGTGTTGCATCTCGTAAAGAAAAGAAATTATATCAATCCTGTCACATTCTACATAAACAGGGTCGTTACTATATTGTCCATTTTAAAGAATTATTTGCCCTTGACGGGAAGCATGCAAATCTTACTATTAATGACGTTCAAAGACGTAATCGTATAGCACAACTACTATCTGACTGGGGATTAATTACCATTGTATCCGATACTGAAGTTGGAGATATTGCACCACTTAATCAGATCAAAGTTCTTGCCTTTAAAGAGAAACAAGAGTGGACACTAGAGTCCAAATATAATATTGGTCGTAAGAAAGCGTCTGTCGAAAGTGAATAACCGTAATGAAAGGGGAGGTTTTTACACCTCCCTTTTTTAGTGTCTTTACCTATATAATAATTGAGGATGCCTAATGGGTCCTTAATTAAAACACAGACGCTTAAGGAGGTCAATTATGTTTACGACTAGCATGAGGAAGTATGGTGTAAATGACATTGTACAATTTTTAAATGATGTAGAAAAAACTACTATTGGTATGGATGAGTGGGTGCAAAGACTCGCTGCACAACATACAAGTGAAAGGTCATCTTATCCCCCATACAATCTAGTTAAAGAATCAAATACAGATTTCAAACTTGAAGTCGCACTAGCAGGATATAATAGAAAAGACATTGATGTTTATTCTGAATTAAATAAATTAGTTGTTGAAGCTAAAAAAAGTGATGACGATGATTCTGAATATGTACATCGTGGATTAGCAAGACGAGCATTTACTCGCACATGGACATTAGCTGATGATGTCGAAATTGATAAAGTAGATTATGTAGATGGTTTATTGACGATTAGTTTAAAGAGAATTATTCCCGAACACCATAAGAAAAAGGTGTATTCAATCAATGAATAAATAATCACACTTGAAGGACTCTTGACAAAAACCAAGAGTCCTTTTATAATAGAAACATACATTGTAAAAATATGACAGTATCGATCGTTTATCTGATATCTGGTGAAACTCTCATCTCTGGTGTTGAGGAAGTTTTGGTAGGTGAAAGACTTATTGGATATAGACTTCACAACCCACATCGACCAGACATTATGATGGAGGGAATGGATGAACCTGGTATGGCACCTACTGGTGGTGCTGATAGCGCAGATGATTCTGATAATCTAAGAGACTTGTACGGCGGTCATGGTAAAAATCCCATGGTAGGGGATCCTTCTAGATTCCTAACAGACAAGCAACCAATGCTTAAAAGTAAACTAAAAGACAATGAACAGGAAATTGATATTAACCTAGTTCCATGGCAACCTCTTGCTAAAGAAGCAGTCTTTACTATTCCTGCAGATAAAATTATTTGTGTATATGAACCAGTTAGGGATTTGGAAGCAGCATATCTTGAGAAACTAAATGAAGAAGTAGGTGATGATAAGTCTGGAAAGAAAAAGAAGAAGTCTAAATCAGTCAAACAAATTTTGAATGAACTGGAGGATAAAACAGCAGAATGATTAAGATTCTCCTTTTAAAAAATAAAACAGTTTTAATTACTGAAATTGAAGAAGTGACAGCAGAACTAGGAGAACCTGATTGTAAGTTAATCAATCCAGTAGAGATCCTAGACACAGAACCACTCCAGTTAAAGAAGTGGTTAAATGACTATACCACTCAGACAACAAGTATGCTATCATCAGATAGTATCCTAACAATAGTTGATCCCCATAAAATTATTGAGGATGACTATAAAAAGTTTCTTAGTAAATGAAGTTCTATACAAATGTCCAACTAGTCGGAGATGATTTCCTTGTCCGTGGTTATGATAATGGTAACTACTTTCAGACAAGAGAAAAGTTTTCTCCGACTCTTTTTATGAAATCTCCTAAGAAGTCTAAGTACAAGACTCTATCTGGAGAAACTGTTTCTCCCATCAAACCTGGCAGTGTGATGGAATGTAGAAATTTTATGGAGAAATATAGTGCTGTAGAAAATGTATCAATATACGGAAATGATAAGTATATCTATCAATATATTTCTGAGAATTACCCACAGGAAGAAATTAAATTTGATGTATCTAAGGTAAGAATATTTACGATTGATATTGAGGTAGCATCTGAAAATGGTTTCCCTACTACAGATGCAGTTGCTGAAGAGATCCTTGCAATTACTATTCAGAACTATGCAACAAAACAAATTGTTTCATGGGGTCAAGGTGCATTCGTAAACAAGAAAGAGAACGTTAGTTATATCAACTGTAATAGTGAAGTACACCTTCTACGTTCTTTCCTTGCCTTCTGGACAAAGAACTATCCAGATGTGATTACTGGTTGGAATTGTAATTTATATGATATTCCTTATATCTGTGGTCGTATAGATCGTGTCCTAGGTCAAAAAGAGATGAGGACATTTTCTCCTTGGAATATGGTAAGAAAAGGTGAGGTAAAGATTATGGGACGAGAACATGTTTCTTATACTGTGTCTGGAATAGCATGTCTTGATTATCTTGATCTCTATAAGAAGTTTACTTATAAGGCACAAGAGTCTTATAGACTAGATTATATTGCTGAAGTCGAACTTGGTAAGAAGAAACTTGATCACTCTGAGTATGATACATTCAAAGACTTCTATACAAAAGGTTGGCAGAAGTTTATTGAATACAACATCATTGACGTAGAACTAGTTGATGAGTTGGAAGATAAGATGAAGTTGATTGAACTTGCCTTGACTATGGCATATGATGCCAAGGTAAATTATATTGATGTTTTCTATCAGGTAAGGATGTGGGATACTATCATTTACAATTACTTGAAACGAAAGAATATTGTTATCCCTCCAAAGGAAGAATCTAGTAAGAATGAAAGATATGCAGGTGCATATGTGAAAGAACCAGTGCCAGGTGTTTATGATTGGGTTGTTTCTTTTGACTTGAACAGTCTATATCCACATTTAATCATGCAGTATAATATTTCCCCAGAAACTTTACTTGAAGAAAAGCACCCTTCAATTACAGTTAATAAGTTACTCAAAGAGGATCTAACTTTTGAAATGTATAAGGACAATGCAATCTGTGCGAATGGTGCAATGTTTCGTAAAGATAAACGTGGATTCTTACCAGAACTAATGGAGAAGATGTATGGTGACCGTGTTATATTCAAGAAAAGAATGCTCAAAGCGAAACAGGAGTATGAGAAGAAACCTACTAAAGCTCTTGAAAAGGAGATCTCTAGATGTAACAACATTCAAATGGCAAAGAAGATTTCTCTTAACTCTGCTTATGGTGCTATTGGTAATCAATACTTCAGGTATTACAAACTAGCAAATGCTGAAGCAATTACATTGTCTGGTCAGGTTTCTATTCGTTGGATTGAACAACGTATGAATCGATACCTAAATAAACTTTTGCAAACGGAGGAAGTAGATTATGTTATCGCATCTGACACCGACTCAATCTATCTTAATCTTGGACCTCTTGTTAATAAACTTTTTGGTAATGAGTCTAGCGACAAAACAGCAGTTGTGGGGATACTTGACAAGATCTGTAAAGAAACGTTGGAACCGTTCATTGAGAAATCCTATCAAGAACTTGCTGATTATGTTTCTGCGTATGATCAGAAAATGATTATGAAACGAGAGAACATCGCTGAACGTGGTATCTGGACAGCAAAGAAAAGATATATTCTAAACGTATGGGATAGTGAGGGAGTTAGATATGAAGAACCCAAACTGAAGATGATGGGTATTGAGGCAGTCAAATCATCAACTCCTGCTGCTTGTAGGAAGTTGATTAAAGATGCCTTGAAGATGGTTATGCAAGGAACTGAAGAGGAAGTGATTGATTTTATTGCAGACTCTAGAAAGAACTTCCGTTCAATGAGTCCAGAGGAAGTTGCATTTCCAAGATCTTGTAGTAATCCTAATAAGTTTCATAGTGATGCTGACATCTATATGAAAGGTAGTCCAATTCATGTAAGAGGGTCACTACTCTTTAATCACTATATAAAAAAGAATAATTTGGATACAAAGTATTCATTGATTAATAATGGTGAAAAAATTAAATTCTGTTATTTGAAGAAACCAAACCCAATTCATGAAAACGTCATTTCGTTTATTCAAGATTTTCCAAAGGAACTGGGTTTACAAAAATATATAGATTATGACACTCAGTTTGACAAGTCCTTTGTAGAACCCTTGAAAATTATTCTGGATGCTATACAATGGAAAGTTGAAAGAAGAAACACATTGGAGCAATTTTTCGTATGAAGGATCAAGCATCTGTAGGTAACGAATCACCTACTGTAAAATATCAAAGAGCATTAGATCTCTTTACAGAATCAGTTATGAAACCTGACCACGAGTTGCGTGGTTGTGCTCACAATCAAGGTTGTTATGAAGACTTGATGGAGATTAGGGAACATGTTTTGAATTATCTTTCAACTTTGAAATCACCACATAACTACCAAAACCCTGATGAGTCAGATATAATTGAGAGTGAGAAGTTAGAACAAACAGCACCCTTATCAAAATGGCGATAGTGTGCTATAATATTTGAAGATACTTTGATTATGGATTTTTTAAAAGAAATTGTAAAAGAAATTGGTGATGAGTACACCCAACTTGCATCGGAGGTAGAATCAACTGAAGAATTTATTGACACAGGTTCGTACATTTTTAACAGCCTTGTATCAGGGTCTGTATTTGGCGGTGTATCTAGGAACAAGATTACTGCTATTGCTGGTGAAAGCTCTACTGGAAAGACTTTCTTTTCTTTGGCGGTCGTCAAAAACTTTTTGGATAATAACCCTGATGGTTACTGCCTTTATTTTGACACCGAGGCTGCTATCAACAGGGGACTCCTTGAGTCTAGAGGAATTGATCTCGAAAGGTTCGTTGTTGTCAATGTGGTAACAATCGAAGAGTTTAGATCAAAAGCATTAAAGTCTGTTGACATATACCTTAAAACAGACGTAGAAAAACGCAAACCTTGTATGTTTGTGCTAGACTCATTAGGTATGCTTTCTACTGAGAAAGAAATTAATGATGCACTCAACGACAAACAAGTCCGAGACATGACCAAATCTCAATTGGTCAAAGGTGCATTCAGAATGCTTACCCTTAAATTAGGTCAGGCAAAAATTCCCCTTATAGTTACAAATCACACATACGATGTCATTGGTTCTTACGTCCCTACAAAAGAAATGGGTGGAGGCAGCGGTCTCAAGTACGCAGCAAGTACAATCATCCATCTCAGCAAAAAGAAAGAGAAGGATGGAACGGAAGTCGTTGGAAATCTTATCAAGGCAAAGACTGCTAAGTCACGTTTAAGTAAGGAGAATCAAGATGTTACGGTACGTCTTTATTACGATCAACGTGGTCTTGATCGCTACTACGGTCTTCTAGAATTAGGAGAACTAGGTGGTCTTTGGAAGAATGTTGCAGGTAGATATGAGATTGATGGTAAGAAAGTATATGCCAAAGCAATATACAAAGATCCAGAATCTTATTTCACTCCTGAATTATTGGAAAAGTTAGACGCTATTGCACAACAACATTTTGCTTATGGAGAAAATTGAACTAACTATTCTTAGAAACTTTTTAATTAATGAGCAGTATTCTAGGAAGGTTCTTCCTTTTGTTAAAGATGAATACTTTGAACTAAGAACAGAAAAAATTATTTTTCAAGAGATTTATAAGTTTATCACTCAATATAATAAGATGCCAACAAAGGAGATTCTTGGTATTGAAGTTGATAACAGAGATGATCTTAGTGGAGATGAATTTAGTGAAGTTAAAACAATTATCAATAACTTTACTGATGAATCTGTCAATGATGAATGGTTAGAAAAAACTACTGAGAAGTGGTGTAGAGATCGTGCTATCTATATCGCACTCATGGAATCAGTACTCATTGCTGATAATAAAGATAAAAACAAAAACCGTGATGCAATCCCATCAATTCTTTCCGATGCTCTTGCAGTAAGTTTTGATAATCATGTTGGTCATGATTATATTGAAGACTATGAAGAACGCTTTATTTCTTATCATGAAAAGAAAACTAAAATTCCTTTTGATCTCGACTACTTTAACAAGATTACGAAAGGTGGTCTTCCTAATAAGACTCTCAACATCGCTCTTGCTGGGACAGGTGTTGGTAAGTCTCTTTTCATGTGTCACATGGCTAGCTCCAATCTGCTTGACGGATACAACGTACTTTACATTACAATGGAGATGGCAGAGGAAAAAATTGCTGAACGTATTGATGCAAACCTTCTGAACACAAACATCAAAGAGATTGTTGAACTTCCAAAACAAATTTTTGATACTAAGGTAAATAACCTTGTTAAAAAAACTAAAGGTAAGTTAATTATTAAAGAGTATCCCACTGCAGGTGCACACAGTGGTCACTTTAAATCATTGTTGAATGAATTATCCTTGAAAAAATCATTCAGACCTGATATAATATTCATAGATTACTTAAATATATGTGCATCTTCACGTTACAGAGCAGGTAGTAATGTCAACTCGTATTCCTATATTAAGGCGATTGCTGAAGAACTCCGTGGTCTTGCAGTTGAGGCTAATGTACCTATCGTCTCCGCCACTCAGACGACTCGTTCTGGTTTTAGTAGTAGTGACATTGACCTTACTGATACGTCAGAATCCTTTGGTCTCCCTGCCACTGCTGATCTTATGTTCGCTCTCATTAGTACGGAGGAACTTGAGACGTTAAATCAGATTATGGTTAAACAACTAAAGAATAGATATAATGATCCAACTATCTACAAACGTTTTATCGTGGGTATTGATAGAGGAAAGATGAGGTTGTATGATTGTGAACAGTCTGCTCAAGAAGATATTGTAGATACTACTTACAATGCACAAGAACCTTACAAACTCGATACTGACGAGTCTAAATATTCTAAGAAATTCTCCTCCCTTAAATTTTAATTATGCCTAGTTACACAAATCGGGTTCTTGGGAATGATCCCTTGAACATTGGGATTCCTGAACCAACACCACCTAAACGTCCAGAGAAACCCCCTGAAGTAAAAATATTTGATCAACAGAGAAAAGGTGTTAGCACTGAGAAATACTTGGAGTTTGTTAATGCTGTCACTTCTGATGAAAGTAAACATGATGGTCATTTTCAAGATCGTCTAAAAAATCTAAAGTCAAAAGGTTTTGATACTCATAGATTTATCACTGCTGCTGTAGGATTATCTGCAGAGTCAGGTGAGTTTACTGAAATTATAAAGAAGATTGTTTTTCAGGGTAAAGAACCCACTAAAGAAAACCTGTTTCACTTGAAACGTGAACTAGGTGATATCATGTGGTATGTTGCTCAGGCATGTATGGCACTTGATGTTTCTATTGATGAAATCATTGAGATGAACGTAGACAAACTCAAAGCACGTTATCCTGGTGGAGAGTTTGATGTACACTATTCCGAAAACCGTAAACAAGGAGATTTGTAAAATGTTAACTAGACAAGTAGAAGATTCATTAAGAGCAGCACAAGAACATTTAAGAGATGCTCTTGCGTTTGCAGCAAGAGGTGAGAAACCTTACGTATCAAAACATATAGGTTCATTCCTAGCAGACATTGAGAACTTGATAGACACACAAGATCTTATAGAACAGATGAGAGAGAAGTTAGATGCACTACCTGACGATGCTAAATAGTTGATATAGATTACTAAAAGATCATGAGTAGATTTTCAGATTTAGTTGGTGGCAAAAAAGAAGTTGCACCTACTCCTGTGGTAGAGGAAGCACCTAGACCAGAGGAAGAAATTGCAGATGCAATAGCAGAAACTGTGGATTTCCATTCTATGTCAAAAAATGAACTTGAGGACTATGGACGCACCGTAGGTATTGAGTTAGATAGAAGACATAGTAAGAGAAAATTGATTAGAGAACTGGAAGAACACTTATCAACATAGTCATATCATGGCTAGTCTAAGCACAACAGAACTTGCTAAAAGAAATAATATTGATATTTTCAAAAAGAAAATTGAACAACGTAAACCATTTACCATAGATTGTGGTGGTGGAAAAACTGTAAAGCTTCATAGGGAATATTCAAAATTTTCTTTAAAAGATTTTGAACGGTTAAAAGATCCTAGAGGAACTATTTTATTGGAAACAATAAATCCCAAAGGTAAGGTTAGACTTAGCCAACTGTGTAAGACTTCTGAGTTTGCTGGAAGAACTCAAAAAACTACAGTAGCAGAGGATAAAGAAGTTGCTAGTTTAAATAAACAATTAACAGAAATAATGGATTCAACTGGATTTGATTACGTTAAAGTGAAGGTTGGAAAGAATAATTATACAGTTAGATCTGTTATTAAAACTAAAGGAATGCCAAAATCTGACTTTAATTTTGTTGATACTAAAGGAAAATCAGTAGGTTTTATATCTCATAAAGATGGTACAACTCCAAAAGGATTTCAACAATGGTCAGGTACATCACAAAAAAACGCAAAAGAAATTTATAATCATAAAGAAACACAAGACTTTATTAAAACCTTAAAAGGTATGTTTCCTGATGGAATGCCAAATGCAACAACTGTAGGTAGAAAAATAAGTAGTCCAAAACTTAAAAAAATGGCAGTCTATGGACAAGATGTAGGAGCACCTCGTACTGGAGTTAATAATATAGATCTTCTATTGCAAGGACCAGTAAAATTAAAAAGGACTGGATCTTCCTATGAAGTAACTTCATCAATTCATACAAAATCAAATGGACAACCTATATCAGGTTTATACGAACCAATACTTTTAGCAGTATATAAAGGAGATAGAAGTG